GCATCTAGTATCCGCTGGAAGAAAGCTTGCTTTAAACCCCACTCACGCATGGCTTCGGTGTCAAGGCAAGGGATAAAGAATCCCTGCCCCTTTTCAAGCTTCTCCCACGGAAGGCGCAGTAAGGAGTACTTCATCGGCTTCAATAATCTCGCGTCTGATTTTCATAACTGTTACCCGCATCTGTGGCCCCTTGGTTTTGGCCATCATGTCTTTCTTAAGATACTCCACGTTGTACAGTTGTTCAAGCTGGCGCTTGAATGTGGCGTAACCGAAGCTCATGGTAGCGCAGTACGCTTTAAGTAGTTGCTCCTCGATGAAGTAGTCGATGTGGTTGGGAACAGGCTCATGCTCCACCCGACCAAACACCTTGTTGCGCGTGATCGACAGGTCGATGTCCTTGCCGCTACCGAGTTCTGCCATCAAGCCACCCTTGCTTGGCTTAATCACCACGAAGTTGCCGTAGTTGTCACGGGTGTAGGCGTTCAGCACATCGACAGCGGTGCGCACACTGCTCTTCATACTGGCTCGCATGTAGTCCACAGCCTTCTTGTATGCGTTCAGAATGGGGCGAAAGGGTATTTCAGCCACACCCAACTCTTTAAACGCTCTGAGGGCGCATATTGAAGCGCCTACGCCAGCCATCCAGAAGCGCTCATCGTTGGTTGCTTTGAACTCGGTGTACATGCCAGCAACCGACTGGCCGACCATCACAGGGAAGTCGTCAACGTGATCGGCAAGGTACTGCGCCAAGGCATAACCGGCTACGCCATAGTTGTGTTGCAAGGACTTGATGATCTCAATCTCGTGGGGCTCCCATGTCAACTCATCCTCAAGCACGAACTCAAGCAAGCGGCGCAACTCACCTTCAGATGAGTGCGTACGGCCACCGGTCAGGTAGTCAACGATGTGGGTGTTAGACGACATCAAGGCATTGGTCATCCATGTGGACAGATTCAAACGCTCTTTGTTGGAGCCAGACTCCATACGCTCCTTGCCGCGACCCTCGGTCATGTCCAGCAAGAACTCAGGCAACCACTCGAAGTCATCGCGGTTCTTGGATGTGATCTCGTCAGTGATGAGCGGGTGGCTGTTGAGCAAGCCAAGGCGTTGTTGCATGGCCACAGGAGATGTGCTCTTGCCTGTGCGGTAGTGGGTGGGGTGTCCCCAGACCGAAGCTGCAGCCTCCAGAGCAAGCGTCTTACCCGTACCAGACTCGGTACTGGCACAGTGGTACGTCATGCCGTAGATGCCCGTGAAGCGCATGAATGGGGCGCCAGCACCAGCAAGCAAAACGGCTAGGTGATCCCACATTTTCTTGGCAATCAGCATGTCGATGAATGCTCGCCACGCCTCCATAGTGCCACGAGGCTCAGTGTTCTTGGTGATGTTCTCCAAGCCCGGCATCGGGACTTTGACAGGGGGTTTACCCTTAGTAAATATACGCCCCGCAAACACATACGAGTTGTCAGGTTGCCAACCATAGCTGTCAGGAACTTTGATCGGTACTTTGTTGGTGCTAGATTCCTCCACGCATGCCCTCACGTACTCAAAAAGATTTTTGTCATTGCCAGTACCAAAAGCGGCCACGATGTTCTGGCTTGCCAGCGCTTTAACTGTCTCGTCTTTGCTGACCACGGCCTTCTGCGGCATCGTCACGTTCAGCGCACCTTCAGGCCGTAGCGCGATCATGTGCACAGTGTGGTCGTTATTGCTGTTGAGGATATCCACAACAAACAACTCGTATGGCAGAAGCATCACTTGCTTCTTGGCCTTGTTACCCTCTTCGTCCTCCACCACACGCTCCATGAACACGCCACCATTGGTGCCATAGGCATAACCACGTGGCGGTGTTGGGCGCATGACCTTGACGACTTCCTTTGCGGTTGCCGTGCTTTCAGTTGAAAGCTTTAGCTCGATCTCTTTCTCTTCGACTTCAACACCGATCTCACGCCCCAAGATCAGCGGGTTGGTGATCTTGCCCCAGTGCTGACAGCTTGGGCAGATGCCGGGGTTCTCCGAGTCCATCTTGACGCATGGGTATGGGCCTTTGATGCTCTGGAGCTTCTGATTCATACGAGCAGGCTCGTAGGGGTGCATCTTGCTCAGCCACACAGCCGCTCCGTTGCCGTCCTCACAGACCTTAGCCCATGACAAGAGACCACGCCATATCGGCTCCATGCCCTCTTCTTTGGCATGCTCAACGTAGTTAGCCAGTTGCTTGCAGCCCCTGTCGTTTTGCGTAGCCAACCAGATTGGTTTGAACTTGGTCACGCTGTTCTCGTACAGCTTAACTGTCGTAGCCGTTGGGGTTGCCTTGGCTGGGCGCTGTCCGGGCAAGTCAAGTGTGGGCACAGTTACTGGCTCATATACTGAGCCTGTCAGTTTCTCCCTGATGAGTTCGGCCATACCTTCGAAGCTGAACAAATCGCCTTCAGTCAGTATGCGCACGGGGCGCGGTGTGGCGTACTTCTTCTTGAAGTTGGTTGTGCCCGGCACACGCAAGACACGGGCGGCATCAGCCGTCACAGTCATGTCGATGGCTAAGTTCTCTTGCTTGCACAGGCGCTTGAAGTTTTCAGCCACCGGCTTCCATGTGTCGATAGAAACGGCAGTAAGTAGTGGCCAGTAGCAGTGCAAGCCGCCACCAGAACCCACCACGTAGGGCGTACCCAAGGCATCAAGGCCAGTCTTTTCCAAGAACGCATTGAGCGCAAGGGCGGCATCTTTCTTTGATGCATACCCATCCATGTCGATGAACAGGGATTTAACGTACTGAGCGTTCACAGCAGTGCGCTTGTCTTCGTCGCCAAAGGTAGCCAAGGCAAAGTAAACGTCACACTTGTCATCATGCCAACGTTTAGTTGGCGCTGTAGTTTCATCAAGCGCTGTCGCAAAGACATGCTCTTTGATCTTCGTTAGTTCTGCTACGCAGTACCGACCAAATTCTGGCGGTGGCAGAACAACCGCTAAAAACTCAAGCGGGGTCATTGAAGTCCTTGGTTGGGTTACTGGAACAGGTCTAACTGTTTAGCGTCTTTAACTAGGGCTTCATCTGGTGGAGCCAGCACAGTCAAGCGGCGCAGTACTTCGTGTTGCCATTCTTTGGGCATGCCTGCGGGCAGTTCCATGAGTTCAGCGCTGAAGCAAACCAACTCCTGTGTGGTCAAGGATCGAGGTTGTATTCCGTACATATTTTTCTCCATGCCTCGTCTGCTGTGCGAGAGGTCTGCATTATTTTGGTTAAGAACTCGACGCGGTTACGATAGGCCACAAACACTTCCGTGCCTGTGAACCAGTTGTAAACAGTCTGTCGAGAGACACCGAGCGCAAAGGCGATCTTCGTGACCGGAAAGTCAAGATGGATCGCCCAACGCCCAAGCTGGTTGCCCAGAGACTTGGGTGTCTTCGCTACGTCGTCAATGATTTTTTGTGAATAGGCCATAGTGTTGGGTGGGGGTACTCGCTGCGTCTGTGAACATGGGATACTGGCTTACAGATTCAGTTCCATGCCTACCTTGGTTGCCGAGTTTCACAGCATCCGCTTTCCCCCCGATTTAATTACTCGTCGTCCCAATCGGCAACGATGTCGGCCAGCTTGTTCTTCTTAGCTGGAGCGGCTTCAACTTTGGCAGGAGCCTTGCGCACTTCTGGCTCTTCCTCGGCTTCCACTTCAACAGCCTTGGCTTTCTTGGCCTTGGTAGCCTTGACTTCCGCCATAGCTTGCTCCTCGTCTTCGTCAAGCATCTCGCCCATGGGCTTGGCCACAGGGCGCTTGCCTTCGATGGCCAAAGGAGCTGGACTAGTAACGCCATCCATAGCGGCAGGGGTAGAGGCTACGGCCTTCTCAGCATCCTTGGATGTGGCTTGGGTCTGCACAATCTCGTACTCGTCATCAGTCAACCAACGCACAGGAGAGAAGATCAGCTTGGGTGACTCAGCCTTGGTATCAAACTTCATGCGGGTCACGATGGAGTCCAAGTTCACTGGAGGAGTCTGAGCCGCCATAGCACGGGCGTATGCCTGCAAGGGGCGCTTGTCGCCTTCTTCTTTGCCGAAGATGGACGTAGCTGGCAGGGTGACCTGAAGCACATCACCTTCGGGGTTGTTAGCCAAGACCACAGCCAAGCGCTGTTGGTAGCGGCATGCACGGCTTTGACCATTGCCAGACCCAGCGATGTTCTGTGGGCAGGTGGCACAGCTTGAGGACTGCTTGTTCTTCACACCGGCATCAGGCTTCTCGCCATCACCAGAGGTGCAGTCAGGGGCGGCTGCAGCCGCATCTTTGTCGTACGAGCCTGCGTAGAAAATACGGCTGACCTTGGGGGCAGCTTTGACCACGATCACATCCAAGAAGCGCTCGTCAATCGCGGCAATCTCTTTGCCACCAGCGAGCAAGCGGAACACGCCACCCTTGATGGAGACGCGCTTCATGCCGGCACTGGTGTTGACACCACCAGCCAAGGCCAAAGTAGTTGCAGACAGAGCCGCGTTCTTAGCGAAAGCTGGCACGTTTGAGGGGTTGAACATTGCAATATTGCTCATTTTTATTTCCAATTAAGTAGGTTTGCGTACAGAGATGTCGTACTCAGATGCTGAGTTCAGGCCGGGCGGTACGACCCCGGGGTTTTCGTCCAAGAATTGCTTCATGTTGGTCTGGGCGATGCGCTTCTCCAAAAGCTCAAGAGCTTCGTGGGCTATGACGAACTTCTTGAATTCGTCCCAGTCTTGGGTTGAGTAACGCGTCTTCACAGACAGCACCACTGTGCCTTCTGGAGTTCGTACAGATGTAACGCCAAGCGCCTTCATCTGGTCTTTCATTGCGTTCTTGATCTCTTCCTGTTGCGCCTTGAGAACTTCCACTTGCGTGTCGTACTCTTGGGTCAGGTCGGCAATCTTGCTACGCAGTTTGCGGTAGATTTTTGCTAGTTTGTCTAGCGGTACTGAGTCTTCTGACATTTGCTTCTCCGGTTTAATTATTGTCTAAGGTTGGACAGTTTACATGTATTTTTAATCGTTGCAAGCCCCTTTCAAGATTTAATTTCAGTTTCAAACATGTCGGTCAGTAGTAAGTTATCGCTAACTTTCCCTTCCAACGCTCTAAACATCTTCTGCTCAATTGCGCTACCCTGAATGTGAATCACGGTAACTTTGTCTGAGTCTTGTCCCTTGCGGTCAGCACGGGCACAGCACTGGATGTACTGCTCAACGCTCATGAGTGGCCCATAGAACACCACAGTATCAGCGGCAGTCAGCGTGATGCCGTG